GTCCTTGTAATCCTGAATCTCCATAGGGGTTTGTACCAAGCAAATAATCTTGCATACGAACTCGAGTATCAGGCGCAGGAACTATTCCTATTGCGTCTTTAAATGTAGTAACAGGGGTCTCATCGGTAACTGGGGCTTCTAAAGTTTCACCAGTCATAGTTTCAGCTGTTCCACTCTGTGCCACATATCTTGGTTTCAAAGTCGTAACTTCAAAACTTTCAAAAGGTGGCGGGGCAGGTCTACTCTCTGTAGTCCAAAACTTGGGTCTAAGGCCATACTTTGTCACTAAATAGTTAAATGTATTAGCCATGCCACTACTTGGTCCTACTCTTTTTATTGCATCAGAGAGTGTGGATTCAAAATCAACTCCACAAGCTTTCAACTTCTCTTGAAATGGTATATCTCCTGTAACTACGAGTATTCTCTTTGTCTCTTTCTTATTTCCATAAGCTTGGGAAAGTATGACATTGTCAGCAGCATCAGGATATTTTGCAGGGACAGCAATAGCTGTACATCCGGGCAAGTTTCTCCATTCTTCTAAGTTAGTAACAACTCCAATAGCAAAGAACTGAATTGGATATTCTACTTTTCGAGCTGTTTCAACATCATGACATTGATCCGCATCTATAAATATAGCAATTGGACCGCAGTCTTTCATGAAGCTAAGGTACAAGTGGTCTACTTCTTTTAGTTGTGTTTTATCCACGAATGTAACTGAATTTTTCGATTTAGGTTTTAAATCATCCCAGATCTGTTCAAATACCATATTCTTGGCTTGTTGCTTGGTCTTGGCTTTGGATTCATAAGATTGATTTCTAAATTGTGTAAAAGCACTAAAGAAAGGCATATGGTCAGGTCCTTGCTTTTCGTACTCCACATTTGGGGTATCCCATCCTTCTTGTACACATCTTTCTGTTACTCTTCCAATAAAATTGTCCATAGTACCAGATTCTGCCATAAAGGCTTTGTCAAATTCTGTTTCTTCTCCATTTGCCATTCCGCTCACTCCTTCATATTCCATAATAGCTTTAATAGCACTTAAATAATCTCCAACTGTTGGTTTCGTAATAAGCTGTCTCAAAACATCTCGTTGTATATGAAATTTGTAGCCTTGTTCGTTTTTAGCAATATACTGTAAAAGGTGTGGGTTTTCATCCATTTCTTCATCAAAGAATCCTTCTTTCATTGCTTTGTTATATAAGGCTTGAAATTCAATTTTTGCGTTCTCTCCCAACATTGGTTGATCTCTGCACATTTGGGTACTAGCAAATACTTCTTGTGTTTTTGACTGTTCTACTGTAGAACAAGCATCTGTATCAGGTGGCATGAATGGCATAGTCCAAAGAATTTTATTACAATGCAGTTTTTGGGCAGTCGTAACTGAATCTACATTGCCGCTTTCTGCTCCTACTCTGTTATCAGGTAGGGTTCCGCATTCAGCGACATATTTCTTTGGTGGCTCTTCATCTTCTGTTTCTCCTTCTGATTCATATCCTTGAGATCTAGCAAAGGGACTATTTATAATGTGGAACGCTTCTCTAGTCTGTCCATTGACATAGATGTGTTGTTTCACTTCTCTACAATTTAATCTATATCTATAGTACTTCATAAAAATTCCAGCATATATTTTCTTTTCTTTGGTCAAATCTGACCATTCGGCATTGCAGCCTGTTTGTTTATATCCTGGTAATCCCCAGTCTGTAGTCCAATAGTGACTAGTTATTCCTTTGGGTTTAGAATCGTTTCTATATCCGGGGTATTTTCTCTTAAATTCATTAGTTCCCATTTTCACTAAAAAGTCCCATGTGTTTGGAGTATGAACATATGCCACGTTTTTCAACATGGTTAATGCCAACTCTTTGGTAGTCTTTGTAAGGTCGGGCTCTGGTGTGATTGTTTTGGTTGCTTCTCTAAGTCTTTTACCATATTTCTTCAGATCTCCAACGGTCAATGGTACTTGCGTATTGTCTGGTTGGTCTAAAATAGTAACTGGTAAGGTGACTTCAATTGTAACGGTAGGCAATATTCCTGATTCTGCAAAGTAAGCTTCTAATGGGGCGCCTGTATCTACAAGCTGTTCCAGGTCTTTGCCATCGAATCTAAGTAATAACTCTTCATAGGTCAATGAGCAAATATCAAATCCTTCTGATTTTAACGTCCGGTTGATCTTTTCTTTGTATTCTTCAAATACTGCTTTTCCGTGATGAAACAATTCTATAAAAACTGATTCTACTGTTTGTTTTGTAGCAATATGTGGATCTAAATTCTTATCTCTCCAATTTAATATATCTAAACAAACTTCTAGGTCCATTGGTGCAAAGACTCTTCCATACTCATCTCTGAATCTGCGTTTTAAAAACGTCATATCTTCTTGAGCTGTAAAGCCTCCTTGGATCTTTCCTTTGTCTGTAGAAGTAATGGTATATCCATGTTCTTTTGCTTGTTTGGCCATCACTTCAAGAGTCCACCATCCTATTTCGGCTCCGATTCCTTGTAAGAAATCATCACCTCCGGTCCATGTTCTCATATATTCTGCTACGTCATGCATTCCATAATTCCATCCTCCTTCGTCTTTTACAATTTTCTGTAGGTCTTCTACTGTCATGCATAATTTTTCTGCTGCTTCTTTAACTTTATTTTGTTTCAATAACTGTCCTACATCATAGCAGCACTGCAAAAATAAGCAGATGTGTAAGATTTGATTT